ATCAAACTAATATGTTCAAAAATATTTTTTTCCATAGCCGCCATAACCATAGGATTATTTCTAGCAATGTTGGTTGCCATAAAATTTAAATGCGAAGTTATGTGTGCTCTATGATCTTGACCTGGAAATGCTTGGAATGGTTTTCCCGATAAAGCCATTATGTTTTCTAAACTTGGATCTAAAGGTGCAGGTGGAACAGGTTTAACTAAAACTGAGTCTATATTTTTTACACCTAGTGCCTCGTACATGTTTCTATACGCAGCATACATGTTGTGCATCTGTGGATTGGATTGTGCCAGTTGCAGCTCTGTCTGCGCGAGGGAAAT